CTATAAGCAAAGTAAAGTTAGCTACAACTAAAGGTCTTATATTTCTAGGCAACCAATCTTGGCTTTTATTGTCTGATTCCCACCTTTTTGTTAACTCTCTTTCTTGTTCTATATCTTTATTTATTCCTTCAATTATTATTTCTTTTTGCTCTGGAGACATCTTATTATCCTTGGATATTGCTTTAATAACCTCAGATGCATTACCTCCATCTATAGCGGAAACAATAGTATCACCTAAAGGTATATTGTTTTTCACAACACTTCTCCATAAGTTGCCAAAAAAACTTCTTTTCTTTTTTTCCTTTTCCATACTAATATAACCAAGTTACGTTCTGTGATTTATCATAATCTAAATCAACGTGAATAAATGTTTTTGATATTCCTATTCTAGTAAAACCAACATACCTTAAAGCATCTAATATTAACCCCCTTGTTTTACTATCCTTTGCTTTTATATCTACAGCCAAGCCTTTAATATGGCTTGATGTTGGGTTTTTTATTGACTCTGGATGGTCTGAACTTCTGTATGCTGAATTTATTATAAAAGGTATTCCTGCATACTCTCTAGCTTTATCTAACTTAGCTAAAAAGTCTAAGTCCATATTGTATTCTATCTCTTTAAAGTATTTACTCATAATATATTTATTTAAATATGTCGCTGAACCAAGCTGTTGCACTAGCAAATACAACCGAAACACCTACAATAACCTTCTTGTAGGTTTCTAGTCTTGACACTCTTCTGTCTAACTCTTGTTGCTTCTGCACAACACCTACTTGATTAGTTTTGTCATTATTCTCTAAGTAGCCTAAAAGTTTCTCGTTTATACCTTCTTGCTTATTTATAAAATTAGATAATTGAATTGCATTGTTTAATTGGTTTTTAGCTATTGTATTTAGCAGGTCTTTATTTGTCATATCAGAATATTTTGTGTTTAGGTTTTTCAGGTTCTACTTCGTAAGACTTCCATCCATAAGGACTTTCGTCTAATTCTTTCCATAGTACATCTACTGCGTAACCTTCAGATAATACAAGAGGTTGCACTTCTTCTCCTTCTTCATCATATTCCCCTTGTTCTAGTACAAACTTACCTAGCTTAATAAAAGCTGCTTTAACGTTTTGTACTTTATTACCATCTTCATCTACATCAAAGAAAGCATCTATTTTCTCTTCTGCTTGTTCTTGGTCGTTAAATTCGTATCTTTTGTATATCATAATTATTCACTTTTGGTTATAACTACTAGTTATTATATTACCCCCGTTGGTTATACGAGAGTAATAATTACTCTTAACTTGTTAATTCTTTTAATTCTTCATCTGTTAGTGCGGTGCTGTATAGTTTTGAACTCATTATAGGATATTCTTTACCTCCACCAATATAGTTTCCAACATTATATTTTGTTGTTATCGGAACAGTTCCATTAGTATCAACTACTTCTTTTACTCCATTAATCCAGAAAGCAAAATCATTATTTTTATAGTAAATAGCTATTTTATATTTTCCTATAATAGGATTTGCATACTGCATTAAACCTTGACTACTACCATTTGCTCTAATATTAAAATAAAAAGAATGAAAAGTTTCACTATAACCAAAATCCATACGATTATCCACTGTACCATCGTGTAAAACACCAAAAACACTTTCTTCATCATTTCCTTTCCAATCTATTTCCACATAAGCAACCCCCTCTGTCTGCCCTATAACACCATCTGGTGCAGTTTGACTACAACTATCAGCTAACCTTGTTACTGCACTACCTTGTGTTGGTATGTAAGAAGTAGGGTAAGAACCTTCTTCTAATTGTACTCCCCAAAAATACATTCCTTGACCAGCAGTAATAACTGAAGTTACACCACTTGAAACTGAAGTTATACCAAAATCAACAAAATTATTAGTTATTGATAAAGGAGTTGTAAAAGTGAAATCTAACCTAAAGAAATCTCCAAAAGAAGTGCTATTTACAGTTTGACCTACACCTGTAGCCAAAACTGTATTATTCTCCACATCATAAAAGCTAGTTGAATTATTGGTGAGGTCACGAAAATAAAGATAAACCCCCGAATCTTTTGATTTCACAAAAACACTTGCATTATAGGTGGTTGATACTGAAAGAGATGGAGCTAATCTAAACCTATGTTCGCTATTAACGGAGCTATTACTATCTATGCTGCTTAAACTAACTGTTCCATCAGGAGCGATTCCTGCGTTATGAGTAACATCTACATTGGCTTTAACCCAACTACTATCGCTAAAATCTTCTGAATAAGTAGCTAAATTAGTCCTCTGTGGCTCTAACAACAAACTAGGACAAGAACTGCCTGAGTAGTCTAGTCTAGGTGTGTCTCCTGTTGCAGTTTCTATTAAACCATCTTTATTTACTCTTGTTGCATTAGAGCCTCTAGTAAAATCAAAATCTCCGCCTCCATTTGCAGGAAGTACACTATATACTTTTCCGTCTTTATACCCTGAAGGTATCATCGCTAAACTTGGTATCGCCATCTTTTTGTGTAATTTTATTAAATTTATTATAGAATTTATCTAAATTAATTATATTTTTCTTCTTTGTTTTATACTTCCTCTTTTTCATACTACAACACAAAACTTGAGAAGCTATCAGCATCTTTATCAGGATACATATCTCCGTTACTATTGTTATTGTACTCTGGAAACTTTTGACTATTAAAGCAAATGTAGTCTAAGAATCTTTTAGTATAGAACTCTGCTCTATCTGTAATCTTACTTTGCATTCTATCTACATCTCTAAAGTCTACTGTATCTGACTCTTGTCCTCGATGCCTGTTTATACCTCCATTATCTATTTTAAACATAGCAAATGGCAAGTGCTCTAATTGAGTAAACCATATTAGCATAGGCTTTATATAATCGTCTCTAAGAGCTTTATAATCGCTATTATCTACATCATCTATCTCTCCAGATAATATTAAGTCTTGTAGCTTTTCATATAGTCTACCACCTAAATAGTTTTGTATGTGCATATCTTGTGCCACTTCTATTTGATGAATTAGCTTATCTGCATCTGTGTTACCGTCTATTATAGACTTCGCCTTTAAGTCTGCTATACTTATGAATAATGCTTTCATAGTCCTAATATGTTTTTAATTTTACTTAATGTACTTCTGTAAGCTCCTTTATCTGCTCTGTCAATCATTCTCTCCCCTATTTCACTTGGATTCTTAGGTTCTTTTAAACCTTTCTCATAAGCTGAATCAGGGTCTACTCTCTTATCTCCTTTTAGCTTAAATACTCTAAGCTCCCAAAAATGATGACAGTTCTTACCACCTTTAAATTTAAGTAGACTATAGTTTTGTTTATTATGACCTAACTCTTTGTTAACTCCTCTAAAAGACATCATATTAATGTCTTCCTTTCTAAACACTATATTCCTAGAAGTAAATGTTTCCATCTTCTTACAGAAATCTCTACTGTTAGGAGACTTTCTTACTGGCATATAAACATATCTAATTTTGTAGATATCACTATCTTCTTTAGATGATTTATTGCTAGACTTAATTGTAGCCATTCTAACGTCGCTTATGTCCTCTGAATACACTTCACTATGCACAACCTCCCAATCATCGCTTAAAACCTCTCCTAGACCCTCTAATTGGTCTAACATATCATCTCCTTGTTCTTCAGAAAAGTCCTCGTTAGATTGTGAAGATAATTTCTCTCCAGTTTCTTCTTCTTTTCTAATCTTAGTGGATATGTTGTCTAGCTCTGTAAACTCAATAGGTTGTAATGTTACAAAGTATAAGTCTTGTTGTATTCCGTTAAACTCTAATATGTCTTCAAGACAGTGTTTAATCTCATCTTGGAATGGTCTAATAATAACATTATCCATTAATACAGAAGCTGTTCTTAATTCTTCTGCATTATTACCAAATCCTGTATTATCTTTAATACCTAATAAGATAGGAGATACAATACCGTGACCTAACATAATCTTTTCTCTAGCTTCATCAGATAAGAATTGATATTGAGCATGAGCATCAGGTAAATGTATAGCCTCTATTTCTGCTTGAGTTTCTTTAGATTCGTTAAATGCTATAATAGTTCTACCTGCATTAGAGCTACCAGAAAACTTATCATTAATCTTTCTTTCAATAGCCCCTTGTGTTTCTTCATTAGGAATACCATTGTTAAAGTTAATAAATAAACTAGGAGCTAATCCATTTTGTATATTAGATATATGGTAATTACTTACTTCACATTCTAAATCAGCGTATTGTAAACAGGCTTGGTAATCAGGTGTAGAGTAGTAGTAAAACCCACTTCTATAAGGCTTAATCACATATATCTCTTCTCTTTGTGATTTACTTCCGTGTTTGAAGCAAGGTATTCTTTTAGGCTTGTCGTTAGGTTTAGCATCCGACCAATTAGGATGGTAGTAGTATGCTTGTATAATTCCTTTAGAGTTGGCTTTCTCAGCCCTTAAAGTCTCCATAGGAAAGTGAGATACTTTTAATATCTTAGTTTTACTTCTGTTATAGGTAAGTTTAATTGCACCTTGTCCTAACTTCTTTCTGTCTATTACCACCTTTTTAATTTCTCTAGGTCTTAATAGTTTTTTCATTCTTACATAATGCTCAGGTAATAACTCAGAGTTAGTAGACTCTATACCTCTACCAAATATCATATCAGCTATACCATTATTACATCTAGCGTTAGTTGGACTAGAAGTATCTAACTCTATAAGTCTACCAAAATAGTCATTATCAGCACCCCAAGAAACCCAATCTCTATTGTGTACTTCTTTTACTTCTGGTGCTTCGTAAGATGATAAATTAAGTATCCTTACGTTTTGTTGCTTCTTATTATTTTCCATTATATAATGTATGTGTTATCATTTACTTCTCCTGTAGGCTGCGTATATCTGCTTTTAGATACCTCGTGCTTTACAGTATAGTTAGTTTGTGTTGTGGAATATATCTTATCTCTATACACTAGGTTACTATCATCTGTTATCTCTACATAATAAGTAGAGCCTTCCTCTAGTATTGTACTAGCAAAAGTAAAGTCTATAAAATTACCATTTACCAAACCTTTAACATCCGTAATAGTTTCTGATTTACCATCCCCATCTCTTCTTATACTTATAGAAGTATTGTTAAATTTAGAAGCATTGTCTATTACACAAGATATAGCTTCCAAAGTACCACCACTAGATTCTACTCTGTTTTTATAAGGCTCTTCAGAGAAATAATCTGTGTATCTAGGAGACACTGATA